GGCATCTGTCCGCTGTGGATAAAAAAATCGTTACTGGTTAAGGGTTTTAGCGCGTCTATTAACTGAATATCGCTAAGTTCTTGACCACTTTCCGTGGTCGCTTTTGGCGTTAAAACTAAACCGTTTTTTTTCCTTTCCTTTTGTACCCGGTACGCCTGACCTTTTCGAGCGTTACACGGCTTACAACTGGCTACTAAATTACTCAACTCATTACCGCCGCCGCGGTCGCTTTCTATAACGTGATCGGCTTCGGTTGCCAACGCGTTAGCGCAATAGTGGCACAACGGATTATCGGCTAATAGTTTCGCGCGGTTAGTTCTAAATTCTGTTGTCGCGCGCGCGCGCTTTTTACTTTCCATAAGCCCAAACGCCTAGCGCCCTCGCTTCGCTTCGGTTGCTCACGGTCGTAGGTGTGCGATCGTTGCTAGGTGCTATCCGTTCTTGGCGTTCTTTTGTTTCGTACGTGTGCTTCAAGCTTCGAGACAGACTTAGCCCAAGCCCCCCGCCGTTTAGCCTCACACGGCACCCATTACTATTATTTCGCGCGATTATGTTTACGCGCCGCCACGACTTCCCCATATGCGTAGGGTCGGTCGTACTACCTACGTTACCGTATGTTCCGCTTTCACGCCGCGACGCGTGTAGGGCTTGGTTCATTAGTGATCGCATAAATACTTATAGGAATATTGCGCCGCCGACGTATTACCGGTATCTGTGTATTGAGTAGAAATACCCGTCACCATAAGCGTAAAACGCTTCGAGAGTAAAGCGAACACGACTAATCTAGTTTTTTCGGGTTATCAAAAACGCGCAATATTCCTATAAATATTTACCTTTCTATTTTGGTCTATGTCTAGCATAAACCACTAAAGCGATTAAGCCAGTAAACCATAAAGCCATTAAGAAGCGCATAGCGTCGCTTCCTGTAGTTCGTGTATGCGCTCGATTAGCGACGACATAGGCCGCAAGTATTCCCGTGGGCATAAATAGAACTGATCGACGAAACCAACATTAGACGCGTATAGGTATTCTTTTACCCATAACGGCCGGGTAGACGGGGCTACCGCCAGTAGGCACCCGGTCACCTCGCTATACAGCACGTACGCCAACGGCTTAATATCTTTAGCTTCGTAGCCGTTTACCGTGTCCACTATGACCGTATCGTACGGAAACGTGGCCGGGTCAGTAGTAAAGCTCAGGCTACGCGCTTTAATTTCAAGATCGTACGGTATGGCTTCTAGGACTATATCCAATTCGTACGCGGCGTACGGCTTGGGGTTATTCGGGTCGTACTGGTTAGTGGGTACGTGACACGGAATACCTACCGCGTTTAGGTAGTTAGCTACTACGCGCTGTACGTGTATTCCACGCGCAAACGCCGCCGCGTAGTCGAAGCTCACCGGTACGTATTCCATACGCTAGCGGCGTCTAGGTAGCGCTTTAATTCGTCTAGCTGTGATTGTAACGTATTTATTTCCGCGCATAATTTAATAACTTGCGTAACATGATCGTCGCGCCATTGTTCTAATACGTCGCGCGTTGCTGTTTCGGGTAGTGAGATATTAGCCCGCGCTATTTCCATATTGGCGTTAATCATACTTTTGCCTTTGGTATCTTTTTTAGTTCCGCTAGCAACGCGTTAAATTCGTCTAGCGTTATCGCTTTAGTCGTATCGTACGCTAGTCCGCGTTCCTTGCTCATTGTCGCCAGTAGTGCGCGTTGCCCGTGTGTAGCCGGGTCGGGTCCTACCATATTGGCGTATTGAGTTTTTGCTACTGGCGTCGTCGGGTCAATTACCGGGCGGTCTACCGATCGTGTGTCACGTACACGCGCCGAAGCTTTCGCTTCGCCCATTTCGTTATCGGCTTTAGCGTTTCGTACGTCCTCATAGCTAGCCATACCGTTATGTATACCGATACCCATATAGCCCAACGCGCGCCCAAGCGCCGACGTAGCGGCGTTAGGTTGCTCACGGTTACGCGTAAAATTTGTCGTACCGGGGTACTGATCCCACAAGTAAGCCCGCGCCGGTAATAAATCGTCGGCGTCTCGATAAACGGTTATAGCGCATTGTATGTATACCTTGCCGTCGGGCATTGTAATTATTTCGGGCGCTTCCTCGATTACGCGCAATTCGGGCCAACGGTCTAGCGCAAGCTGTAGGCGCGTTTTAACGTCTACGTAATCGCCTAGATCGTAGCTCATTTTATATACGCTTCGATCGTGTCGGCCGCCAAATATAAAGCACTAGATAGCGCGCCGTTTTCCATTGCGTAATCGTTAGCAAAATTACGCAATTTTGCCGCTAGCGCAAAATTTGGCGCTTCTTGTAACGGACTTAATAGTACGTCGATTAGCGGTTGGGGTAAATTGGTAAGCGGATTAGGTATTATTTCGTCGATTACTTTATAAAGGTTTTGTAATTCTTTTATAACGGCTTGGTTACTCATTGTTTCCCTTCGGTCGGTTAGGTACTGGCACTATAGCGAACGACTGTACGATAGTAAAGCACCTATCGGTATTTCCACCCTTTAGCTAGCGGATTAGTCGAAGCCGCCACGTAGTCGCGTAGGTATTTATGGGCCTTGTAGCACCCCCACCCGTTTAGCCCGATCGGCTTATGGTGCTTATTTCCCCTAAACGCTAAGACGTCAAATATGTATCGAGATTGGGCCGGCGTGTATTTGCCTAGTCTGCCGTAGCCAAACATACGCGCCGTCCCGACGTACACGCCATAGGGTCCGGTATAGCTTCGGGTTTCGTGCGCGTAGTTGGGGGGTTGAGAATATTTACCGTTGGCGTCGCGCTGTCCGCGTCCAGTTTCGCACCCGCCTAAACGCTCATAAAAGGCTATAGGCAGTATCGGGGTATAGTTAGGCGGCATACGGTCGGCTAAGGCCGTAGCGGGGCTTACAGATAGGCACACGGTCGCTAGGACCGTGGCTAGCCACTTAATCCGCCGCCAATTCTGTAGGTTCGGACCATAAGCCCGTAACGCGGTCACGGTTTACTAGCGTCGCCGCTAATACTGTGCGTAGATCGGGGTCTAGAAATACTTGTACCATAATTTCACTTCCCGGCTGTAGGTGGTGGGCGGCTAATCCTTTAAGGCTGATATAGCTGTAAGCGTTTGGCATACGTAAATTCTCCCGGTCGGAATAGGTCTACCTTAGTAGGCACCTATGACGGGAATAGGTCTTTCCACACTTTATCCACACGGGCAACGGTTAGGCCGGGCTGTAGTTCTATATGAAGCCACAAGCCGCCCGCGCTTCCGCCGTTATTTTGGGCGGTCCACGCTTGCCAATGCGGCGAACGTGAACAACGCCACCCGCGGCCGTAGGTGCCGTCGCTGTAATTGTGTATTTCCTCGATAAATAATTTTTTGGCTATTGTTTCTTGCCCTAGCCACGTAGCCGCGTCAAATAGTTTACGTGGGTCTTTTAGTCCTAAGTCCATAGCGCGCCCGGTGGCGTGTACGCTTTTTTGTGGTGGGGTTCTGCCGACCATATCGCGATCGACAAACGTACCCATATTGCTAAAGCCAAATAGGTAGCTAGCAATTTCGCGCCACCGCTCAGTAGCGGGCAATTTACCGCTAGCGGTTTTGTCGTAGCCGGTGTATTTCCACGTTGTCATACTGGCGGGTCTTTGGGTCTATCTTTTAATCCGTTGCCGGCAAGTAATCCCGATAATGCGCCAGTAAGAAATAGCGCAAGCGGTCCGACAACGGCCCAAGCTTCCGCGTCATTAGGCGCCTGATCGAGCGGCTGTGATACAAATAGCAAGCCGTAAAGCAACGTAAATATTACGCCAACGAACGCAAACGTAAGCCCGATACCTACGCAAAAGATTAGGCGCGCTTTAATTTCCTCGTTGCTATGTCTTGATCTCATACACACTTTACCGACGTAGATAAAACGTTAGGCGCTTTATTGCGTATACAATTTTCCCGCACGCGATCACTACACGCCGTAAGGGTAAACGTTAATAGCGCCAGTATTGCTAGGGGCTTCACGCCGGGCCTATGTCCTCGACGTGTACGAACGCGTACCGCGTCGCTTGTCGAGACGCGCTTAAAGACGTACTACCAAAGTTAGTAAGGTTTCCCGTAATTGTGACCGAACCGGCGGTAAAGGTTCCGATATGGACGCAAAGGCCGACAGCTGAATAGGCCGTAGTTGTAGCTTGTACGGATTGGTTTAACGTAGTAGCGCCGTTTTTAATAGTTAAAGTTGCCTCACCTGCTGAACCGACCGCTACTAAACTAGGCTCAAAATATGTAATTTTGTAGTTTCGGTTTGCTATTGCTGTAAAACTTGACAAGGTTATTTGGGCGGCGATAGAAGTAATTCCGGTCGCCGCTGTACCTGTTGAGTTATACGCCATAGTGCTAAAGCCATACGCGTTAGCCTGCGCGGCCGTGTATACCGCGCCGCTGACGAACGTAACATTAGGTGCTATTGCCATAATATTTACCCTTTCTAAAAGGCCAGTAGCCCGGTATTTAGTAGTCCAAACGTGGCATTATCCAAACGCAAAAACGCCCGGCTATCTGCCGTTCCCAATTTTACTATAATTTCGTGCGTATCGGGTGTTATTCGGTTTTCAATACCCTGAACCGTACACACTTGGGTGACCGTAGACGGCGTACCCGTACCCCACGTTTTAATAACCGTCACGGTGTCGGCTAGTTCGAGCTGTAGCGGGGCCGTGGTCGTCGTAGTTGTGTCGTTTATATAGCAAGTAACCGAAGCGAAGCGGTATTCGGGTTGGGCGTACTTGCCCAATACGTACGTGCCGATAGCGGTAGCTTGCGCTTCGGTGCTGACTAATAGGTTTTGATAGTCAAGGCCAACGGTTAAGAATTGGGCAATACTGGCGGCATTAGTTGAGATCGTGACGGCCCCGCCAACGGTAGACGTAGCGACGCGGTTAAAAAGTAATTCGGTTCCGTACTGTACGGCAAATTCTGAATACGTCGTAGTGTTAGCCGCGTCCGTGTCGGCAAAAGTCATAGCGCTAGTAATGCTTACAACGTCGTTACGGCCTAAAAAGGTTAAAGTACCGTCCCCGCCGCAAAATAAAAAACCTTGTTCGGCTACGGCAACGTCCTGTAAGTACGTAAGCGCGTTCGTCTGTTCCGCCACGGCGTACGTGGCGCCGCCGCCCAACGTAGATGAACCGGTACCTATGGCGCGGTTATAAGGAAAATCTACGGCGGTTTTGTCTAGTACGTCAGAAACGCGGGCGCCGCTTAATTGTTGGGTCGGGTTATACGCCGTTAAGTAGTTTTGACCTAGCAACGTGAACGGGTCCGCGCATTGGACCGTAACCGTAGAATTATCGGCCGCTACAATATTTCCGCTAGCGCGTGTTGGGTTATCGTATTGGTAGTCGTAGTCCTCGACGTAGCCCGCAAATATGGGTACGTTGTTTACTAATATTTGTACCGGTAATCGCGGTTTGATACTGCCGTAGTAAGTTCCGCTAGTGTTCGTTACGTCATATTGGCGCTGATTATTTCGCATTGTAAAAGTAGCCGTACCGGGGCCGAATTGGTCTAGCTCACGATTACGCCCTCGCGTAGTCGATATGTTGATTACGTCCGTCGTTACGTCGGCCCACACGTTGCCGCCTAGCGTGTAGGTGACGTTATTTAGTAGTCCCTGTACGGGGTCGTCCAATAGAAACGCGTTACCGAACGACGCCGACGACGGAAACGCTATTTGGACGCTGTAAGTATTACCCGATATTGCCGTAACGGTCATTACGACCGCCAGTTAGTCCCGGCGGACCGTTCATATTTACTGATCGCTGTTACGATCTGTTGCCCAATTTCTACCGGGTTTCCCGCTATGCCCGCGTCTACGGAAATATTGTACGTATTACCTAAGCCGCCGCCGCTACCTAATGGTATGACGGCTTCCGGGCCGCTTTCACCTATTAGGGCCATTGTAGGACTAGTCACAATTCCGCCCGACGCCATAGCGGTAAGCCCGCCATAGATAGAAGCTAGCCCGGCAATATCGGCGGCAAAACGCCCGGCGGTCCCGGCGTCGGTACCGACATACGTAGCCGCCAATTTGTAGCGGTCTATGGTGGCCTGTACGCCGCTTATGTACGCTTCGGCGTTGTCTATGCCCGCTTGCTTAAAGCGGACGGCGGCTAGCGCGCCTACGCGATCGGCTACGCCTTGTACGTCGGCCGTGAGCTGATTAGCAACGTCGATACCGCCGACCGTGTTTAGTAGTTCGTCGGCTATGACGGTCCCGGCTTTAGCGCCCGCTTTAATGACTTGATCGAGCGCCGGACCGCTAAGGCCGCGGGCTACTAATAGCGCGATACGTTCGCCAAATTGTCCGGCTTCGTTAGCTTGTATCCGCAAGCCCTCGATAAATCCTTTTCCGCTAGTTTTGCCTACTTCTAGCGCGTCGGTAAAACTGAACGCGCCAGTAATTGCGCCGGATATACCGCTAGCGAAATCGCTAAAGTCTTTTCGGGCGTTGGCTAGAAAATCTTTAGCATTACTTAAAGCGTTTTCGTACGTTGTCGCTAGTGCTTCGGCGCGTGCTTTTTCGGCGGCGCGTAGCTTTACTGTTTCGGCGCGCATTTTGGCAAACGCCGCGGCGGTCTTTTTGGTCTGTTCCTCAGTCTTTTTACTAGCCCCGCCTACCTTGCTTATCCCGGTGCTGACGTCGCCTAGCGACGGTACTAGGTCGTCGGCGGTTTCTTTAACTACCTTTACGTTGTCGTCTAGGTGTAGTAAGTGTCCCGTAGTCATTTCTACGCTGTCGCCAATACGTCCGAATTCGACTTTACTTATCTCGCCGATCTTGCCTATGTTTATACCAATATGCTTAAATAGCCCGGTGAAGCCGTTTATACCTTTTGCTATGAGATTAACCGCGTCAATAAATATGTTGGCCCAACCTTCGAAGCCGTCAATCATAATATTTAGTCCGTCGTTTACTATGTTCCTAAAACCCTCAAACTTTTTATAGGCAATAACTAGCGCGCCTACAAATAAGCCAATAGCGACAACAATAAGCCCGATCGGGTTAGCGACCATAGCGGCATTAAACAATAGTTGGACGGCAGTAAACGCGGCGGTAGTTGCTTTCCATACTTTCATAGCAATATTTACCGCTACTATCGCCGCGGCTAGTCCCGTAATTACCCCGGTCACAATAAGGAACGTAGTCGTATGTTCGCTTGCCCAGTCTGCTAAATTTTGTAGCGGTTTTAATATGGCTATGACCACGGGCAGAAGCAAATTCCCGATACTTTCTTTCATTTCGGCAATAGTCAAGCTAAAGGTTTTTAGTTTTCCTTCGGCAGTTTGCGCGGCGATCTGCCCAAAGCCCTCAAATTTATCCCCTAGCGTTTTTATAATGCCGCCGAAATCTTTAGCTTTTATTTGGGACTGGTCAATACCTAGCCCTAATTTACCTAACGCGGTTAAATTGCCGTCGTAACCTTTAGCGAGCGCGCTAGTTACGCTTTCTAAGTCTTTACCGCTACCTACTGAAATATCAACGGCTAAAGCTAGTAGGGCTTGGGCTTGGGTAATGTCCTCGGTACTTCGGATTAGTCGAGCTTGTGCCGGGCGTAAAAAGTCGTCGGCGGTGTTGGTGCTAAGCATTAAAGACGTTATATATTTTTCGTTAGCGGCTATTGCCGCGTCCGTTGAGCCGGTGACGTTTTTAATAGTTGTAGACAATTTAAGCGCCGCCGTGTTGTCGTCCATAGCGGCTTTAACAAAAGTAACCGCCGCGGCGCCTACTGCCGCCAACGCGGCGGCCGCCGGTAAGGCGGCTTTACTTATGGCGTAGTTAGCCTTTTCGCCGTTGGTTTTGAGCGCCTTAAATTCTCGCGCGGCCTTCTCGAACCCGTCCGCATTAAGCGACGACAGAATAGGAATATTTATAGCCATTAGCTTTTATGTTCTATTTTTAGATTACGGCCCACGGCATTAGATACTACTTCTATTATGTTTTCTAGTGCGGCTTCTACGCCGGGCATAGCTGTGAGTACGCCACGGGCTAGCGCGCGCGGGGCTTCGCCGCCGCCGTCGCTGTTAAGGTTAGTTATGTATACCGATCGCTTGCCGTGGATACCGGCGTGGTCCCAAATTGCCCCGGCGTCGGCTTTTTGTTGGGCGACAAGTAGCGCGAACGGGTACCCGGCAAAGTGTACGGTACGCGTGTCTTTACCCTTAAAACGTTCGGCGTCGAATTTGTCACGAAATACTACGGTCTTAGCTTTACCCGCCGGGCGTCCTACCTTGACCGTAACGCCACTATTAACCGTAGGTATTTTATAGACGACTTCGCGGCCCTTAACGATCGAGCCGCGCGCCATACCGCTTAGGGGGTAGTCCGTAGGAATTAGCGCACGCGCCGCGGTTATGATCTGTTGCCCGGCGTCGGCTTTAATGTCTTTCGTAATCTGACGACGTAGCGACGGGTTGAAGCTGTTTAAGTCTTTAAGCGCTTCGCGTATTCCGAATATCTGAATATTAGCGTCTACGGCCATTAGCGCGCGCTTGCTTTTCTAATACCGCCGTAACGGTAATTAGGTCGTCTGTCTCGAATTCTATGTGCGGCGGCCAGTAGTGACACGCTACTAATATTTCGGCTAAAGCGCGGCGGTAGGTTCCGCTTGGGTAGGGTTTTCGGGTTCGCCGTCCAATACTTTAATATCGTCCACTTGCTTAATGAAATCGTCAAGCGTTGCCGGGTATGTACGGCCCGTAGTTTTGGTAGCTTCATACGCAAAATATAGCAAGGTTTCGATACTGACGCCCGCGCTTAGATCGCTAGCCTTAGCTTTATATTTACGTTCCCATTGGGTAAGCACCCATAGCGACGTACTGACTTCATAATTATCGCCGTCTATACGGATTACTTCTAGCTTTAATTTCACGGTCGGCTACTTTCTGTAATTGTTACGGCGTAATGTCAAACGTTACTACGCCACCCATAAAGGTAATATCGACGGTAGACAATTCGCCCGCTGTAGCGTTAATGACCGGTAGCGACGACAAAAAACTACCCGATAAAATTACCGCGGGGTTTGTGGCGCTTAATGCGGCGTTAGTAGGCGTAAGCGTAATCGTTGGGATTACTGTTCCTACTAGGGGTTTTAATGTGGCGTAAACTTCCGCGGCGGCATAGCTAAGGAAAAGGGTCGCGGTTAATTCGTTGTCTTGTAAACCGGCCACGAACGACGTACCGGTGCTAGCCATAGTTAGGTCGCTTAGCGGCGTCACCGTGTACGAAATGTGGCGCTCGATAGCTGATCGGTTAATGAAACCGCGCCCACCTAAAATTGAGTACCGGCTAGATATGTGCTAGTTGCCATTTTGTTTAATCCTCGCTATCGGCCGATACTTCGGCGTTGTCGTCTTTAGTTATAGCACGCGGCGCGGTGCTTTTGGTGGAATTCTTTTTAATGAAGCCGCCTAGAAGCAAATACCCGGCCTCGGCGTCGTCCCGTGGCACAAATTCCGCGCCTACTTTCCCTACGCGGGGGCTTACTACTGTGTACTTGTCCATAATTTTATCCTATCGTTCGGCGGCTACTGTAGCCGTGAGATCGTACGCGGGTAGTTCGGTTCCGCCAATAACGGCGACCGTGGGGCGGCCGTCCGTTATCGCTACTTCGGCGGTCATTACTAAAGCGGCAAGGCTCATTAGCGATCGTTGGGCGTCAAGGTTGCCCGGCCCTAAAGAAATACAACGAATAGGGAACGTTAATTTAACTATTGCCCCGGTCATATAATTACTTGTAAACGTTGGGGCGTCGATAAAGACACACGGCGGCTGAAGATTACGCGGGTCTGTTACGACCACGGCGCCAGTAGCCGCTATAGCGGCCGCTAAATCGTCTAGGGCTTCGTTAAATAGGTCGGTGTATGCCATTAGCCGAACGTAGGCCTATCTATGCCTAGAAGCTGTTTAATGACGCCGCTAAGCCCGGTCACGGGTCCGCTACCGGCGTCGGTGAACGACGCGTAAATATCTATACTGCCGCGTTGGCGGTAAAGCATACCGCCGTACTGAACGGTGCCTAGAAACACGTCGCCCGACGGGACCGTAGCTAGCTGATCTTGATAGCCCGCAATTTTACGACGGTTAAAGCAAAAAGCGTTAGCCGCCGCGGCGCACGTTGTCAAAAAGGCGGCGTCGGCTATTGTCGCGGTGTCTATGCCGATCCAATCCTCGATATCTCCGTCGTCTATCCACGTACACGCGGTAACGCCGCTAGTGACGGTTCCGCTACTGGCGACGCGCGCTACGTCGGCCGTCGTAAGCGGATAAATAATTTGATACGGAATAATTATTTCGTAGTCGTAAAGTAAGTCGCCCTCATCTGATACGCCAATAAATAAATATTCGGGCGTGGCATAAACAACGCGCGAGCCGTTAAACGTGGCATTAACTGAAGCAACGGTAACGGTATCGCCCGGCGCTATATCGTGGGGTTCTAATAGCTGTAGCGACGCGTAGTTAGTAATTACTTGTCGGTGTGTAACCGTGTAAATTTGTGACATAGGCGTTAGCCGCCTTTACGTTATAGTGACGAAGCTTTTACGAATTTACTAGCGTCGATCATAAGCGTAGCGAAATAGCCACGGAACGAAATCGTAGTATTCATAGCGGCAGTACCCGACGCGCCAATAACGGCAAGGCTTCCCTTTTGCTGTTCGTAACACTCAAAACCGGGACCGGTTGGGTTACGTGGTGACGACGACGCGCAACCTAGAATAACTGTTTCGTCGGTAAAGTTGCGATCGACTACGACACGGCACCCAAAAGCGCTAGTAGCCATATCGTTAGATACGTCAGAAGTACCGGGCGCGTTCATTGGTGATAGCGACGGGAATAGCGGGCGTCCCGTTGTATCGCTAAGGCCGATCAGTTTTGCCCAATATTTAGGCGACACGAAAAGCGTATTCGGTAAGTTTCCGTTAGACGCGCTAAGAATTACCTTAGAAGCTGTAGCTACCCAACTAGTCCAATCCTCAGGCAGCGTGGGATCGCCAAACGCTTCGGTAGTTGTAGCACCCGCTACTAAAGCGTCGGCCGCCACGTTGTCGGTAGTGTTCGCATAAACGCGCGCCATATCGTCGAGAAGCCCGCCCAAAATTTCGGGCGACGTCCAATCCGTATCTTGCTCAGAAATTACCACGTACCCACCGTAAGTTTCTTTTGTGACTTGGTTCCGCGTAATTTTGTACGTACCGGCTTGTAGGTCGGCGTTTTGCGCGGACTGTACGGCCATAGATACGTTTGTATTGACTGACGGACGAATAAAAATTTGTCCGGACTGTGGCATAGCGCGGACGCCGAACGCGTCTATGACGGGACGCATACCTACGAAATTATTATAAATTCCGTTAGTAATAATTTCCGGCAAAATACCGGGGTTACTTTCGGTGTCGATATATGGCGCCGACGGTGCGGCCGCGCGGATACTTTCGCGCATTTCATTAAACGCGGTTCCGCCCGAAATAAACGCGCTCACGTATTCGGCGGCGGTAGGAATAGCGCGCATTGGCTTAACCGCTGTAGCCCAAATTGGCGCGGTAGGTGTAGCGGCCTCGATCTTTACGGTTTCGGTTTCCATTGGTTCTATTTCCTTTTCTGTAGGTACTTCTGAATTATTGTTTATTTCGGGTTCGTTTTGGTGGATACTACTAGACGCTAATACTTCGGTCAATACTGCCCCGGCAAAAGCGGGTTGGGGAACTAAAGATATTTCGTCAATATTGGCGGCGGTTACGCGCATTACCCCGGCGTCGTCGGTCGTCCACGCGATCGGGGACACGCCTACGGATACGTCAAGAATACCCTCGCTAGACATAGTTAAAGCGCTCACGCCGTCCGGGCTAGCCGATAGGCGAGCCTCGAATAGTAATTCGGTCGGCGTATCGGTTAAGGCCGTGACAATTCCTACGGGCCTACTTGGGTCGTGGTAAAGATAAACGCGCGGCATACGGTTAGCCGCGGTCAGGCTTCCCGGCTCAAATAGGACCGTCTCACCACTTGACACGTTAGCGGTCACGCCATACGGCGCCGCAATTCCCATTATGAGACGTTGCCCGGTACCGCCCGCGGCGGCGTCTACCGTGATACTGGACGCAATTAGCTTAATCATTTTCTAAGGGTACCTCACTAGGGGCGGTCATTGGTGGCATTTCTTGGACGACTTCGTAGCTACCGTTGTAGTCCTCGACTAAATAGCTTTTAGGGTTTTGCCGTACGTAGGTACCGCGCGGTAGTACCTGATCGCTCGATAACGTCTCCGACAGACATTGGCTGTAAGCCTTAGCCGCAAATAGCCATAGCTGATTACGCGCGTCGGCGTTGTTGCTGTAATTGTAACCGCCAATACTTAAGTTACATAAGAAGCCGGGAATATTAGCTAGCCGCGACATTTCCAACGCCTGAAAATTGCGCGCTTCGCTTAGTAGCATTTTGTCCGGCGTCGCCGCGGTTTCTGTGTAGCTTAAGTTTTCTGAAATAGCCGCTACGGAATTAGACATACGCGCCGCGTTAAACGCTTGCGCCATTTGGGTTAATTCCTCGCCGCTTAGCGGCTGACCGGAAAGCTGTTTAAGCACGCCAGACGGCTGAACGGCGACCGCGTTACGGTTAGCGGCCTGTTCTAGTTTTAACGCCGTGTCGATCGCTTGCGGCGCTACTGTCGTTAATCCTTGTATCGGGCTTATGAATTGTATTACGTCGTTAGGGTCAAGGGGTTGCCCTAAAAACGTAAGCATTTTAGACGGTCCAAAAAATACCGCGCCTTGCTGGTCTAATCGTTGGACCATAGCGGCGGGTAGTCGCTGAAACGACGCCGGGTACCCGTCGGCCGTTCTAGTTTTAACGTGTAAGTAGGCAACGCCTAAAAAAAATAGATCGTCGAATAACCACGAAAACGTAAAATTATTTGTATTGTCCGGGTCTAATCGTTGTAGCCACGAACGCGGCGCTAGCGGAATTTCTTCCATTTCTTGCCCGTTCCATTGTAACGTATACATTTCTAACGGTAAGCAACCGATCACGCTAGCTATGAGATCACGCGCGCGGCTTATGGTCGGGACCGACATAGCACGGGCGCGTAATGCGGATTGAGTGTAAGCGAAAAACGGCGGGCCTATTTGACTAGCGCCCGCGTTGCCGTAACTGGCGGAACCGATCGCCGCTTTAATTTCGTCGCCGCTATCGCTAACGCCGTACGTCGGTTTTGCGGCGCGCGTGAATAATCCCATAGGCGCATTATGCCACAATTAAAACGGAATAGGTGGCATTGAGCCGCCGACCGACGGCCCAACGCCGCCGTAACACTAGCCCGCGTGAAAAGCTACGACGGGCTTCGCTAGGTTTTGCGGACGCGACGCCAACGCCGCGGCCCATACCATAGCCCGCGCTAGTGAGATATCGCCCGGACTTCGGGCGCTTGATAAAGCTACGTTGCCGTTGTGCTTAACCATTACGGCGCGTTCTACGTGTTCGGTTAATAATAGTTCGCCAGTATGCGCTAGGCGGTTTTCGATAATTTGCGATCGTACCGATAGGGTCCATTTTAGTAGCTCACGGTAGCCCACTTTTACCCGGCGCCGTTCGTGTTCGTACGGTAGCGATATTTCTAAAGTAGGCACTAGCGCCAAAACTAACGCCGGGGCTTTTGCTACTTCTCGATCAACGGCCGCCCACAAGGCCGCCACGGTATCCACTACGAACGCCACGGTAACAATAGTTTTATTATCTTTTTGGACCGCGCGTACGCCGTAGTATTTGCTTTCGTCTATTGACGTTTCTACGGCAAGTATTCCGCCCGGCGGCATTGGCTCAGTAGTCGCGCAAGCTTCCCATAGTCCCGCTTCTAGCCACGACGAATTAACCGCTACCCATAAATTTACGGACGCGCGTAGAAACGCGTTACGGTTTGGCGCTTTACTTTCGGCAACAATTACGGCCGGGTCTAACGTGTACCCTAAAGCCGGGTTCGCATATTTCCACGCTTCCGGCGTCATTGGGTTTAGTGAATTTGGCGGTGAATATTCGCATAAGCCTAAGGGTCCACTTTCGCCCGCGTCTATTTGCTGTAGGGCTTGTGATCGCCAACGTAGTAGCGCTTTACTATCTTGTGTACCCGCCGTACTCAATAGCACCATAAGCGGATTACGCCGGGCGCGTTGGCTAGGTAGTAGCCCTTCGTCTATGGCGGTTTCGGATATGTCCCACGCCTCATCACATACGATTAGGTCGGCGCTGTAGCCGTGTCCGGCTTGTGGCGTAGCGGCACGTACTAGCCATACGGAACCGTCCGGTAACCGCGCTTCCTGTCGGCCATACGACCACGATATTTTAGCGCCGTGTTTCTTTTCTAGTATTGGCGCCAAATACTTAAATAGCGCGGTCGCTAGATCGAGCTTGTGCGCGACGTTTATTACCGTTTGTGGCGTGCCGCGCATTTTGGCAAAAGTCGTTAATTGGCACCCTATGAGTGTGGCGGCTAATACGGTTTTTCCATTTTGCCGCGCCACCCCGGCAATATTTACACGGCGTAAATAGTTGTCGTCGTCGTCTAGGGCCGTGATCGAACGCAATACAACAAGTTGCCACGGCATTAGCTGTACGGCCATATTGTCTAGCGCCCAATCTGACAAGTACCCAACGTACGACCGGGCGCCGTCAGGCGTCATAGTTTCCAGTCGGGGACGGTCCGCGCTAGTTAGGGCTAGTTCCGACCACTTTCCGCTAGTTTGGGATATACGGCTAACGGCT